GAACACTATGGATTCAACAAAGAGCAGGCTTTTGCAATTGTGAATGCATGGATGGAGTACAAATCATGAAAATACCGAATTCTAGTTCCAAATACTTTGTGCCTATGCACATGACCTTGATGGTAATCACTCTTATAGGTGTTTTCTTCATTAATAAGGTTTGGGCATCCGACCCAAATGGTGAAATCTTCTGTATGGCAAAGAACATCTACTTCGAAGCAGGTAATCAGCCGATTGCGGGAAAAATAGCGGTTGCCCAAGTCGTGCAAAATCGGTTAGACCACCCAAATTACCCCGAAACCGTTTGTGGAGTTGTTTATCAAGCCAAATTGAGAACAAATTGGAATGGGTCTTTAGTACCTGTTAGAAACAAGTGCCAATTTTCATGGTTTTGTGATGGTAAACCCGATTCACCCGAAGACAGCGTTACGTGGATGATATCAATGGAAATTGCAAGGGATGTTGTACACGGTCATTACCAAGATATCACAGAAGGTTCAACACATTACCATAATGACCAAGTTCACCCTTATTGGGCGGACTCATTGAACGAAACAGTTACTATTAATAATCATCACTTTTACAAATAATTATGTTAGAGATTATAGGATTATTAACGTGTATCTATCTTGCATTTAAGATATTTCCATCAGTGATAAAGTTCGGAGTTAAACTTGCAGTTGTAATATTGTTATTCATATTTACAATTATGGTTTTTACATTTTTCTTCCCACCAATGATACAGATTTTAATAGCATGAGAAAAGAAGAACTAATTTTCCTAATAAACCACTTACATAGTGAAGACCAAAATGGTATAATAGATGCTGTAGTGCATGATGTCAATGGAGGCATATTTACTACAGATAGTATTAGGTTAGATATGGATGGTGGTAGAATTATAATTTGTCAGAAGAATAGTCCATGTTATGAGAGTAACAAAACTAACTGGACAAAAGAATTAGAATTTGCAAAGAGACAACAATGAACATATTTTATTTAGATGAAAATCCAACAATCGCTGCAGAGTTACATTGTGACAAACACGTAGTCAAAATGATTATCGAATACGCTCAACTTTTATCTACTGCACACAGAATGTTAGATGGGAAACATTACATCGACGATTCGAGTGGACGTAGAATTCAAAGATGGAGATTAAAGGGTGACATGGACAACTTATATAAGGCATCACACGTCAATCACCCCTCAACAATTTGGGTTCGCGAGAACGCAGTACACTATCAATTCGTATATGACTTGTTTGCAGCTTTATGTAAGGAGTACACCTATAGATATGCCAGGGCCCATTTAACAGAGACAAAATTGATATCTCTACTAGACCAGTTACCGAACAATATAGACCTTTGTGCATGGAGAGAACCACCTCAATGTATGCCTGATGATGTCAAATCTAAATCAGTCATCACTGCATACCATAAATACTATCAAGAATATAAAAAGGATTTTGCAGTATGGACTGCAAGACCAACACCCGAGTTTATGTATGCCTCTATATGATTTTTTAAATAATGAAACTGGTGAGATTGAAGAGCATAATATGTCTTATACCAAACTCGACCAATTCAAAGAAGACAACCCACACCTATCACAACGAATACTTGGAGCTCCAATGACCGTAAGTGGCCATGGCGACCGAGTAAAGGTTGATGGTGGATTCAAAGAAGTACTTAACAAGATTTCTTCTGCCAACCCAGGCTCCCCTATGGACAGACATAGACAACGTGGCCCTAAAGAAGTTAAGACTCGTGAAACTGTTAAAAAGCATCTTGACTTACAAGCAAAAAAGAAGTAAAATAGAACTATGACAACTTTAAAAAGAACACTTATTGAATTACATGAGCTCGAACACCTTGATTTGAAAACTACTCAAATCGACGGCAAACGTTTTTACACAGATGGTAACGAATCATTTCATTATCCAAGTGTGACGACAGTAACAGGATTACTGAATCGGGAACATATCAAATTATGGAGAGAACGAGTCGGTGAAGAAGAAGCCAATCGTATCTCAACTGGTGCAGCCAAACGTGGAACATCATTTCACGAACTTGTAGAAGATTATCTAAGACAAGAAAAAGCAGAGATTACTTTTACAGACATCATTGAAGAAAACAGATTTAACGGAATGCAACCATTACTAGATGAGATAGTTCCGATTGCTTTAGAAGCACCGATGTTCAGCAACAAGTTACAGATGGCTGGACGTGTGGATTGTGTTGGAATATTCGAAGATGCACTTTCAATTATAGATTTCAAGACCTCTTCTTCTTACAAGGAAGACTACATGGCAAAACCTTGGTTTTTACAGATGACAGCATATGCAATTATGGTAGAGGAACTTACAGGAACCCCTATCGAAGAAATAACAGCATTAGTTAGTCTTGAGAATGGTAGCTTTCAAATCTTTACAGCAAATCCTTTGGATTATGTAGAAGAGTTGTACAAGTTAAGAGAACAGTATCGTAATCTACATGGAGTATAAGAGTGATAAGTAAAAAAGAATTTACCGAACAAGTCGAGAAGTTATTGATTGGTGGTAAGACAGATGTTATGGGAGCAATCATAAAAGTTTGTGAGAATAACAAGGTTGAACCCGAATCAGCAAAGAGGTTAATATCCCAACCTCTCAAAGAAAAGCTAGAAGCAGAAGCAACTAGTTTGAAAATGATAAACAGGGGTTCATCAGCACAAGGAACTATTACTAGTTTCTTCAACAAGTAGGTAATTATGAAAAAAGGTGATATAGTCACAGTAGTGGCAATCAGTGGAGAGTATGTTGGAGCGTTTGACAGTCAAGTCAGCACTTCTATTACTTTATCCTCTCCCAAGATGATAGTATCCAATCCCGACGGCGGAATGGGTTTTGCTCATGGGGTAGCGTTAACTGGAGAAGGAAGCCCAGCTTCAATTCAGTTCAATAATTATGTTTTTGTAACACCATCGAATGAAGGTGTGGCAGATGCATATGCAATTGCAACAGGTGCCAAAGAAGCACCAAGAGTTCAGGCTCCGGCAGAGAAGAAGATTATTATTTAATGACTTCTAGAGAAGGATATGATGCATACACGTTATACCTTGGGATAAAGTTACACTTTCATTCTAAGGATTATGACTTCGTTAAGTATAACGGAAAAGTAAAGAGTGACATCAAATCCTTTCTCAAACGTAAAGACAAATACCACTTCGGTAAATTATTCAGAACATACAAGCAAGAATTACAAGATTTCTACATTGCAAATCTATCATACAAAGATTTCTGGGCGGGTGACCTTCTAGACAAAGAGTGTGATAAGAGATACAGAGAATGGAAGAAGAGAAATCAGAAGCTTGGTTACATGTTCGAAACAGAGGTTAGTGATTTGATACGAAAGTTCAAAATACAAACACAACTTAAAGTAGTCGACGGTCAACACCCTAGATTGCTTAAAGCTTACATGAGTAAGGATGTAAGTTTAGAAACCATTTGCATCATGGATGAGATAATTGGTTTCACGAAGGATTGGGAAACACTCATATCAGAACGAGTAGTATATCCCGACTTACACATTAAGATAAACAAGTATAAGTCATTCATAACATATGACCATCAAAAATACAAAACAAAGCTTTTAGAATTATGTCAGAAGTAACTATATTAGGAAACGGCCCTTCGAGAGAGGGGTTTGATATCTTAGGTTGCAACCATGAAGTGTGGGGTTGTAATGCAATCCATAGAGACACTACTGCATGTGATATACTTTTTGCAGTAGACATTCCCTTACAAGCAGAGATAGTCGAATCAGATTACTACAGAGGTAATCTAGTTGCATTTGCAGACATTGACCCATTACCGATTGAAATGTTGGAATTGATGAAGCCGGGCTTTGAATATTCACACGAAGTAATCGTTACAACTAAACCCGACGATACACACTTCATCATACAAGGTGATGGAGAAACTACAGATTTTTTGGGTCTAATACGACCCGAATTAATTGTCACTTATAATGACCCACTGTTGAGAAACCTGTTTACAGGGATGTCTGCATTAGGTTATGCGATGTTACACAATTACACAACTATTAATATGGTTGGTTTTGATGCATTGGAAGGTGACAGTGCTGGAAATATTTATGCTGGTAGTGAGAACTATACACATAAATACAATGCAGACTCTAGAGTGCTTAACGCACAAAGGAGTCAGTTCATTGCACTCTTAAAGGAGTTCAATGATTGTTCAGTATATTTCAAAAACCCTCTAGACAAAGAAGGTAAAGTACGATATAATGAACTATCTTATTATGAAATAAGTGAAGAATGGATTTTAGGTCAAGGCCTGAAGTCCGAGATATAATTGTTAATAAAATTGTAATACAATAGGAGAATACAATGAGTAGTAGTTTAGATAAACTAAGAGCAGCAATGGAAACTGCTTCCCCAACAGGCGGAGAAAAAAAATCCTTTAATGACGACACGATGTGGAAACCCGAACTCGATAAGAGTGGTAACGGTTACGCAGTAGTTCGTTTCTTACCTACCCCCGAGGGTGAAGAGATGCCATGGGTATCATACTTCGACCACGGTTTCCAAGGGCCAGGCGGATGGTATATTGAGAAGTCTTTAACGACTCTTAATAAACAAGACCCTGTCTCTGAATACAATACCCAGTTATGGAACACAGGTGTTGAGGCTAACAAAGACCAAGCACGTAAACAGAAAAGACGTTTACATTATGTGTCTAACATCCTTGTTATCTCAGACCCTAAAAATCCATCTAACGAAGGTAAGATATTCAAATATCGATATGGTAAAAAAATCTTTGAAGCACTCAAGGAAGCAATCTCACCAGCATTTGAAGATGAGAAAGCAATCAATCCTTTTGACTTAAGAGATGAAGGTGCAAACTTTAAGATTAAAATCAGAAAAGTTGACGGTTACTGGAACTATGATAAATCAGAGTTCGATGCAACTGCACCATTATATAATGATGAACCAAAGCTTGTAGAAGTTGTTAACAACCTACATAGTTTAAGTGGAATTATTGCACCTAGTGAGTTTAAATCTTACGAAGAGTTAAAAGAGAAGCTTGACAGAGTTCTCGGATTAACTGGAGCAATAACTAATTCTACAGCAGAATCAGTTGCAGATGATATGGAAGAACTTCCATGGTCAGATGTTAATAAAGATGCTGTTGCATTAGAACCTGTAGTTACATCAGCTGAATCGACTCCCCTAGTGGAAGAAGATGATGCGATGGACTACTTTAAGAAACTAGCTGCTGACAGTTAGATTTCTTACCTAGGGGCAGTCGTGTACATTCAAAATGTGTCCTTGAAATAAGACGACTGCATCACTGAGACCGTGGAAAAAGATTGGGGGTACTCAGTAAGGGAAAGACTAACAGCATATAGCGGGTTGGTCGGTGATGAGCGGGTTGCTGTAAGGCGCGGGGCGGAATCACACTTTTTAAGAGAAAAATTATGCCAAGTGTAACACCAAAAATAAATCCGAAGAGTCGGAACGTAGAAGGATTTGACCAACTACTTCGCCGATTCAAAAAGAGTTGTGATAACGCTGGTATAGTTCAAGAAGTTCGGGATAGACAACATTTCGAAAAACCTAATTCGATTAGGAACCAAAAGAACCAAGACCTTAAGAGAAGGAAGAAGTTGGATGCCAAGAGAGCATCGATGCCTACTCGTAGATTCAGAGGGCCGTTAGGTTGATAACATGGCAAGTCAATGGCACGGTGGAAAAGGTTCTAAACGCAGAAATTCTAACGAGACTGCTTACGCAGATAACTACGATGCTATTTTCGGTAAGAAAGTAGAAGTAAAGACTCGAAAGATTACACCATCACACGGACTT